TGCATCTTCAGCTTTTTTAGCCGCATCTTCTGCTGCTTTTGAAGCCATTTCAGTTGCTCTATTAGCAAGAGAGTTAGCGTTTTCTAATGTAGCAATAGTAGCGTTGGCAGTTTCAAGTTGAGTTCTTAATAATTGCATTTGTTCAGCATCTGCAAAATTCAACTCTCCACCGTTAGCTAATTGAGTTTCTAATTCAAGTATCTGTCTATTTTGTTCTAGTATTTGATTTCTTAAAGAAGCTACTTCATCTAACAAAGGTTGTATACTTTCTAACTGAGCATCAATTTTATATAATTCTGAACTTCTTTCTACTAAATACTGGTGAGAATTATCTACGCCTTCTATAGGAATAGTAATATATAATTTATCGTATAGTCTAAAAAGTTCTTCGACAGTATCAGGATCAACAACAGGGTCAGGTTCTTTAAAGAATTTAAACCTATTGTCGATAGTACTGATATACTCTTTTCTATCGAAGACTGTCTTTTTTATTTCTACGTTTTTAGCCATTTCTTACTACCTTAAAAACTTCATTAGTATCTGCAATAATAGTAGAGCCGTCAACTTCAGTTTTAACTAATAACCTGTAATACCTTTCAGGTTGTAGTCCATCCATAAACATATCAAAATACATACTAGTTGCATCGTGATTGATATAAGTACCGGTACTAAAGTCTATGCACATTTCTTCGGTGTTTTCGTCTTTTAGTCCCCAGAAAGAACCAGTAGGTAAAACATGGTTATTTATGTACGCTGATGAAGTAGTAAATGTTCTAGTAGGATACTTAGGTCTACAGTGTAATCTAAATCTTTGCTTATCACCTGTGAAGTTAATATCGTTATTAGTAGTGTACTCTCCTTTATTGTTTCTAACTGATAGTGTAAATTCTGAATCTGTAATGGAAGGTAACGAACCAGTAAATAGACCAGTAGCTGTTGACTGTATTTCAATATGTGGCGGATATATAGTATTAGTATCAGCACTGAAGTATTTTAACCTAACTGATGAAGAAGCATTAAATTCATATTGATCTTCTAGTTTAAGAACAAAACCATAATCTCCTAAACTGCCGCTTCTATAGTCACTCCCAAATAAGTCGGTTACTACCATATCTAAGTCTAGATCTGAGTTTTGATTAAAAGATTGAGAAACAGAAGATGTATACCAAACACCACCTCCTTTTAAATCATCTTCGAAAGACGCAGTAACACCGGTAGAATAACTTGCTGTCATCCATTGGTCTTGTGAACCAGCTTTTCTATAAAGCCAACTACAGCCTGTAAGGTTAGCTGGTTGATCTCCATATTTTCCAGTTCCGGGATCCCAAGATTGAGATAAAGGATGTAGATTTAAATTAAATGAATAAGGTATTTCGTTAGCAGTAGCTAAGCTACCTTTAAGCCTAACAGCATAGTTTCCACTATTACTAGAAGCAGATATAGCTGCTATAGCTTGCTCTACTTCTGTTCTGTTAAATTTTATAAACGTACGTAACGTTTCACCTCCACCAGAGGTTTTATACCCTCCTACCTCTAACATTTCATCTTTACCGTGATTGGATAAAGATTTCTCTGTGGATATGAAAGTATCTTCTATCGGAAATATTTTTATTATTGCCATCTTATAATGTTGTTACTCTTCCTTGTATATCGCTATTAGGAAACTTGACTTCAAATATCATCGGATCTAAAGAAGGATATACTATGTTGTTTTTTGTTGCCCCTTTAATATCATAACTAAAAGTAGAGTAGTTACCTGCTACTTTAGGTTCTATCATTACATTTTGTACTGTCTGTACTCCTTTTACTCTGTCTAATAAAGTATATATAGTTGAAAGATTTATAGGTTGATTAATAGACCATTTGTCAATATTAAAATGCTCTTTTAATACTTCAGTACACTTTAGTATAACTTCTCTAGAGTTATAACTAGGTAATGTTATAATTTCAAATTTTACTCCAATATTAATAACAAAAGCATCTTTAATAGTACAACCATCAGTCAACGATTTAAATTGACTTAGGTAAACTTTTAAATTATTTTTTAATTCTTCTTTAGATTGAATTAGTTTTTTATTTATATCATATGCTAATACGTACAAACATACACCTAGAGGATTATAGACCTGTGAATCAGATGTTGGTATATCAGCATCAGTAGTTACAAATGCCTTAGCAATAGCTCCTAAAGTAGTTGGAAGGGTCATAGCTCTAAATGCATAATCTTGTTTAGTTACTATTCTACCCTGCTCATTAAAAGCCCTCAAAGAGTTTTGTCTGATTTCTTCTACGGTATCTCCATCTTTACCCCCTTGAGCTGCTGTTGGATTAGTAAAATCTAATGTACTTAAGAAAGCATTATCAGTAACAGCAGTATTTATAGCTTCTTGATTAACTAAAGTATTAGAGTTAATATTAGAAGACACTCCTCCTCCTTTTATGTACCTTACAGTTAAGGTAGTATTAGAAGGTGCATTACCGTATGCAGAACTAAATAAAAAGTTAGATGGATCATAAGCATAATCTGTTCTTCTAATACCTTGATTAGTCCCTCCACCTACTTTCGTAGGATCAGGTAAAAAGGTTTCATCATTTGCTGATGACATCCCGGCGCCAAACTGTATAAGTAGCTGTCCAGTAGAGTTAAATCTTGTAACAAATCTATTAGTAGCTGTTGTAGCAGATAGTACGTATGGTACTTCTCCTGCGTTATTACCTGTATTAACAGCTTCAGTAAATACAACATCTTGTCCTAAGTAAGGCACTTCAGTATATTTATTGCCATCTCCATCAGTAATATCTAAGATTCCTATAATTTTACTATCATCTATAGTAAGAGTTAAAAATTTACTAGCACTACCAACAGTAAATTGTTGAGATACTATTTCTCCAGAATGTGCTTTTACTGTTTTTTCTAATTCGTATTCAGTAGGATTTCCACTACCATCTATACTGTATATAGTGACTAGAGTAGGATCATATGAGCTTGAAAAAGAAAAATCAACTTTACTATCAAGTATAAACTTTTCGTTACCAGAAGCTAGCACTCCATTTTCGGCTACTGTTATAGCTTGATTATAGTTAGGTTCGTAATTAGAACCAGAAGCTGCAACTCTTTGAGTTACTTTAACTTCTACGTTCGATGCTGTGGTTACTCTGGGTTTATATCCCATCATATAAGCCATAGCATATAAATTACCAGGATCTTGTGCGTACTGTAAGAATGTTTCCTGTAATTGAGAGTCTTGATAAAAAGATAAGATATCTCCTACATAGGCAGACATTTCTACAAACATCATACCGGGTGAGGTAGGTGAAAAATCATTATATGAATCAGGAAAGTAGTTTTTAGCTAACTCTACTAACTGTCCTCTCAAACTAGAGAAGTCTTTATCTGTATATTGTATTTTAATATCTTGAGCCATTATTGTTCAAAATTTATAGTTATTTCGTCTTCTACTTGTGTATCGACTAGCTTAAAGTTTAATGAAAAACTAATCAAGTTAGAATCTGCTTCACCTACTAAGTTAAGGTTTAATATTTCTAATTTAGGAAAATATCGAGCTAAAGCATCTCTAATTAAAAATTCTAGATCTGTTAAATTATCTCTATTTATATTCTCAAAAATTAGATTTCTTATACCGGAACCAAAGCTAGGGTTAAAATACCTCTCTCCTTTACCAGTTAGTATGTAGTTAATAAGATTAGCTTTTATAGCTTCTTTTGTTTCAAACGTTGAATTAAATACACCCTTACCGTTAAAAGGTAAATCAATACCTACAGCTTTTCTAGGCTGTAAGTCTATAGGGTTTATTTTTTTTGCTTCAAACGCCATCTTAAACTACTTGTGTTTTCTTATTTGATAAATCTAATACTGCTTTTGCTTTATTCACAAACTCTAAATTAGAAATATCTAGTCCTGGTTGATTACCTGAATTCATGTTCATCTGATTAGCTACTGTAGAAGCCATATTTGGCATTCCAGTTACCATATCAGATGTACCAGTGAATACATTTCTATATTCTTCATTAGTCATGTTGTTAGCTGTTTGCTCTAACATTTCATCTATACTCTTTTTACCAGTCGCTACTGGATTAGTAGGAGATGGTTTTGGCATAGCTACATTTGAAGATTTAGCCTCATTAGTTGGAGTACTCGCAACTTTAACAGCTTCGTTAAGTATGTCTTGTAACTCTTCCTTAACAGCTGCTTTAACTTCTTCTCGTATAATTTTACGTAATTGATTTAGTTTCATATTAATAAATAGTTAAGTTATGGAAGTTGATTGTCTATTCTGAATTTTATTTCGTCTACTAGCACTTTTGTTGAAGAGCTAAACGATGCCGGTCCTCTCATTACTACAACTCCTCTATCATTTTCTACTTGAGCAAACCGTCTTTTTGCAAATCCAGGAGATTCTTTATCCTCTTGTATTGTAATTTTATAATTTTTATAAAAAATATTACCTTTATCATCTATTCCAGTTAAGCCAGCATTAGCAGGTAAGTTCTCTATCAACGCTAATACTTCTTGTTTTTGATCGTCTGGAAGTGCTTCTACACATTCAAATAGCTTTAAGTCTATACTTTGTAGTTTTTGTTTAACTGGATCTAGTCCGTCAAAGCTTATGTCTGTTAAATCTAAGATTGCTTGAGCATCTTTCATTAATAAGTCTACTATTTGACATGCTATATTAAGTAGTTGAGCAAATCTGTTTTGAGCTCCTACAGTAATCGAGAATATTTGACCACCGATATCTGCAGTTCCTCCTGTAGGTGGTGTTCCTATAGTAGTAGTCATT